AAAAAAATAAAAATAATTTTAAATTACCCCTTTTATAAAAAAAAATGAATAAGTAAAGTGTTTTTTTCATTTATTCGTATATTTATAAGTAAATAGAAAAAATGGGAAATTTAAAATGGTTAAAAGATTTAAGTGAGGGACAAAAAGGAGAAAGAGTTATAGCTCAACATTTCACAACAAAATATCGTCTTACAGACATTATCTATAACGATGATTATAGATACGACTTTAAAGGGATTAGAAGTGGGGAGACAATCTCTTTTGAGGTAAAAACGGATAGATATGAATACTTCAAAGGATATAATACATATAATTTATTTATTGAAATATCTTGTAGTGGTAATCCCTCTGGTATTTCTAATTCACAAGCAGACAATTTTGTATATTATTTCCCTGATTTAGAAAAAGCCTACATAATATCTATGGCTAAATTAAGATTATTAGTAATGACTAACGAATTACAACTCACAGAACAATCAGGAGATGGGGGTAGAGTTAAAGGTTATTTGGTTCATAGAAACTTATTCAAAGAGTGGTTTAACATCATCACCATAAAAAAAGATGAAAATATTTGGGGTAATAAATAACTTTTAATAAATATCAAAGTATTTATATTATATAAACGGATAAAAGGATAAAAAATGGAAAAACTATTAATGAAATTAGAACATTTGGAAAGTGTAAGATGTGAAATGATGAATACACACTCCTATTTGATGATGTTTAAAGGACTTAAACACGACATTACATATAAAGTATTAACTGATAAAATTAGACATCGTTGCGACGAACCAATATCACTTGATACATTAGTAGAATTATATGAGAATATCCCCAATTTCATAAAAGAACAAAAACAAAAATAATGAATAAGGACATAAAAAAACTTATGGCGAATAATTCACACGACGACATAATGAAAAACATTATAGATTATAATAATGGATTAGAATTTACATTTCAACTATACACAGAATATGAAGATGTTGAAGGTGTTTTAATGGATGATTTTATACTACAAGAACAAGATACATTTTATACCTTATTGGGGACAGCTTCGGCAGTCCTTTTTATTTATAATCAATTAGAACAATATGAAAAATCAGCAGAATTATACAAAGAGTTAAAGAGGGGATTTTTATTGATATATGATAAAATATTTCCTGATATAGATAATGAGCAAAAATTTATTGATTTAATAAATAAAATGTTTGAAACATACAAAACCATATTAAAATGAAGATTAACGACATACTAACACAAATAGCCACCAAAGGTAGTATCTATGATGAAATTATAGATAATATTATTCAACCAAGATTTGATTTAAAACCGGAATTAATAAGTGAAATATCAATATCATTTTTGGAGAATAGAATTAAAGTGGAGGAAGCATATGAAAAAAACTATTTTAAATACTATTTTATCAACACTGTAAGGAACCAAATACATTCAAACACCTCATCCTTCCACAAGAACATTAGAATACAGGACAACGAATATTTTGAGAATTATAATAATATTGAAGATGAAACAACAATAGAAGATAAAATAGAGTTTGAAGAAAGGTTGGAACTTATAAATAAAAAATATAAAGACACAAAAAAAACTTGGTTTGAAGACAGATTATGGGAAGAATATTTTATAAATAATAAAACATACAGAGAAATTGGTGAAGAATATAAAATAAATCACTGTTTAGTTTTTCATAATGTTAAAAAAATAAAAGATAAAATACAAAAACAATTATAATTTTGGCTTAGGGCTGTTACCGTTATGGTAATGTAAAGGGGACAATTCGCTACTGTCCCCTTTTTTATTTAAAACAAAAATATATCTTTAATATTTAACTATGAATAAAAGTATTAAACACAAAAATTTATGGTTAGAAATTACACAGATAAGGAATTGTTAGATTACGCAAAATCCCTTAAATCATTTAAAGGAATACCAAAAGGGTATTGGTTAGCGGGGGTAAGTTCAAATGAAGACGACCCAAATAAGTTTGACGACAAGGCTTATTTATTTAAAGATGAGGATTTTATAATGGTTACATCTTTAACTACCAATCCAGGAACCCCTATACTACAAAAGGGGTATTTAAAATATAATAAGGTTGGAGCAGCAGTGGTTAAAACGAATGAATGGTATTATGATTTGTGGATGTATGGATTACATAAAGGTAAGATGCCAGCTCTATTACAATTGGGTAACTCAATCAAAGTATATAGAGATGGTGATAATGATTTAAAGAGTGAAGAATTGGGTGATTATATTGAAGGTTATTATGGTATTAATTTTCATTCAAATACTTATGATTTAACCAGTAAATTAAAAAAGGTAGATATTAATGATTGGAGTGCTGGATGTCAGGTATGTAATGATATCCCAAAGTATAATAAAATAATATCGTTGGTTAAATCTCAACATAAAATATCATATTGTCTAATAAAAGAATTTTAAAAAAGAATTTATGGAAAATGTAAAATTAATGTTGGGTGATAATATAGAAAAATTAAGGGAACTACCTGATAACTATGTTGATAGTATAGTAACCGACCCTCCTTATGGGTTATCGTTTATGAATAAGAAGTGGGATTATGATGTTCCTTCTGTTGATTTTTGGAAAGAGGTTTATAGGGTGTTAAAACCTGGCGGACATATCTTATCATTCGGTGGGACAAGAACATATCACAGAATGGTTGTAAATATAGAAGACGCAGGTTTTGAAATCCGTGACCAGATTATGTGGGTATATGGTAGTGGGTTCCCCAAATCACATAACATCGGTAAGGCTGTTGATAAACTTGAAGGTAATGAAAGAGAGGTTGGTAAAAGTAAAGGAACATTTGTTAGTAGTGGAGGACAATTAAACGGTAAAAATACAAGAACAGAAAGATTTGAAACAATAGGTAATTCACAATATGAGGGTTGGGGAACAGCGTTAAAACCTGCCAACGAACCAATTGTATTAGCAAGAAAACCATTAAGTGAAAAAACCATAGTTGAAAATGTATTAAGATGGGGAACAGGTGGTATTAATGTGGATGGATGTAGAATTGGTAGTGAAACCATATCAGTTCATAATGCACCAAAAGGAACATTTGCTGGTGGTGAAGAAGATAGGGGTAGTGATACTAATTCATATAGAGAACACGAGGGTAGGTTCCCCGCCAATTTTATTATTGATGAGGAAGCAAGTAAGATATTAGACGAACAGAGTGGGGCATCAAGATTTTTTTATGTTCCCAAAGTATCAAAGAAAGAAAGAAATATGGGATTAGATGGATTTGAGGATGTTGAAGATAAAGGTAGTATAGGTTTAAGAACAATAGGTGGGACACCATTATATGAAAAAGGTAGTAGTGAATTAATAAATACTCGTATAACTAAAAACAATCACCCCACAGTTAAACCAATCAATCTATTAACATACTTGGTTAGATTAATAACCCCACCAAATGGGATTGTAATGGATTGTTATATGGGTTCGGGTTCTACAGGGATTGCGGCACAATTGGAGGGTTTTAAATTTATTGGAATGGAAATGGACGAGGACTACTTCAACATCGCAGAGGGAAGAATAAATAATTGGGAACAATATAAAACATTAGTAAAAAAATAATGGAAGAAGGATTAAAAATAGAAATAATTAGATTAGTTAATCTAAAAAAAACAAATAAATACGATATACAGAGTATGACTAATATTATTAGACAGTATATAGATGGTAAAATGTCTATTTGTGCTCACTGTGCGGCACAGATTAGGTTTGCCCAAAAACAACTATTAAATTGGTATAATTCACAGATGGTAATAGAAGAAAAAGAAGAATTGGTATTACCAGAACCCCCACCACAAAAAGTGGGGTGTCAAGCCTGTAAAAATAAAACAACAACACAAGGTAAAAAAGGTGTTGTGATAAATACACAAAGAGCAAAGAAATAATGGCAAAGAACAAAATAGGACGACCCCTAATATGGACTGAAGAAAAAGTTATGAAATTGGGGAATGATTTATTTGACTGGATGTTAGAAAGTCAAGATAATATATGGATGGAAACATTTTTATATGAAAATGGTGATATATACCCACAGTTTATTAGTGAAATGTGTATTAAATATCCCAATTTTTCCGAACTAATAAAAAAGGTAAAAAAAATACAGGAGGGTAAAATAGTAAATGGTGCTTTAAAACACAATTTAAACCCAACGATGTCCATATTTTTATTAAAAAATCATCACGGATATAGAGATAGACAAGAACAAGATATCAACCACAAGGGGGAAAATATTGTTATTAATGTTATTAAACCAAATAAAGACAATAATGGAGATTAACTTTACCCCCTCCATCAAACAAGATTTAATTTTTGAATACTTCAACGATGAAATAACAACAGAGGTATTATATGGTGGAGCGGCAGCTGGTGGTAAATCGTATGGTATGTGTGCTTTAATGATTTTAAAATGCTTACAACACCCCAATATTAGAATTGGATTATGTAGGAATGAATTAACCACATTAAAAAAGACAACAGTAGTTTCTTTATTTGAGGTAATAAATGATTGGGGATTAAAGATAGAGGAACATTATAAGTATAACTCCACCAGTGGGGAGATAACCTTTACAAATGGTTCTAAAATAATCTTATTAGAATTAAGATATTTACCAAGCGACCCCAATTATACCAGGTTAGGAGGACAATTATTAACCTTTGCTTGTATTGATGAAGCTGGTGAAGTAGATGAAAAAGGAAAACAGATATTACAATCACGACTTGGTAGATGGTTAAATACAGATTTGGGGATAAAACCCTTTTTACTTATGACTTGTAATCCATCTAAAAACTTCTTGTATAGGGACTTTTATTTACCAAGTGAAGATAATACATTACCCGAACATAAAAAGTTTATCACAGCCCTTGTTTTAGACAACCCATTCATTACAGATGTATATGTCCATAACCTACATAAGACATTATCAGCCACAGATAAGGAAAGATTAATAAATGGGAATTGGAATTACGACGACGACCCCAACGCTCTTATAGATTATGAAACAATATTGAGAATATTTACAGATAAAAAACCTGAAGTTGAAAAACCAACTTACTATATCAGTGCCGATATTGCCTTCACAAGTGATAATGCGGTAATTATGGTGTGGGAAGATTTAACATTAGTTGAAATAATTGTAAATCCCGAAGGTAAGATAGAAGATGTGATTAAAAGTAAAGCAAAAGAATATAAGGTATTCCCCAATAATATCAGTTATGATAGTGATGGTGTGGGTAAATATTTAATGAACTATTTAAAATCAGCCAAAGCAATTGTGAATAATGCGAAAGCACTGAAA